AGAGAGGAGACAACGCTAGTGATTTATTCTCTGGTTTTGCTCAGATATTTGACCCAGCAACTGCTGGCGACACAAATACTTTTATTCCTGATGCTAGTGATGATGATACTATTGATTTAGGGTCAGCAGCTCAAGGTTGGTTAGTCGGTGGAATTATCCGCTTAAAAGCAACTTCGGCAGCAGTATGGCATTGTGAAGCTATGCTTCATGGTGATGGTACACTAGCTACTCCATTCGAGTAAGGGGGTAAGTAATGGCTGATGCAGTAACTTCACAAACCATTCAAGATGGCGAAAGAAACTGTATTATGAAGTTTACCAATGTCAGCGATGGCACTGGCGAATCCGCAGTAGCTAAAGTAGATGTTTCTGCTTTAGCATCTAACGCAGCAGGTGTTTCCTGTTCTGAGGTTAGAGTTTTGCGGGTTAGTCATGCCATTGTTGGTATGTCGGTCCAGTTGTTTCTTGATGCTACTAGCAATGTTCTTTTAATGGAACTAGCTGAAAGTAGTAATGGACACATGGATTTTGACGATTTTGGCGGTATTCCAAATAATGCAGGTAGTGGTAAAACAGGAGATATTCTTTTTACTACTAAAGGTCATTCTTCGGGAGATACTTATTCCATCGTTTTAGAGATGGTTAAAGTATATTCTGATTAACAGGAGTAAATAATGGCACACAAAAATAAAGATTATGTCATTTCTGAAACTGGTGAGTTTCCTGCTCAGTACATGGTTCTTAAATTAGATGATGATGGGATATTTAGACCAATTTTTGGTCCAGACCCTGATTTAGAAGATGCAGAACGTAAATGTGCTGAGATGAACGGAGAAAGGGCTAAAAATGCTAAAGGGCATTATGTAGCCGATGATCCTTCAACACCTGATGTTAATGAAGCTTATGTTGGCGGTAAAGCTCCAACAAAGAAAAAAGCTAAAAAAGCACCAGCGAAAAAGAAAAAATCACCAGCAAAAAAGAAAACTGTTAAAAAGAAATAATTTTTAACGCAATATATTTATAATACCTTGATAGTTCAGGGTATTATATTTATTCATTTAGGAGATAACTATGCCCACAAAAAATATGGGATTAAAAAAGAAAAATCTTACTGCACCAATGAGTAAAGACTATCGTAAAGGTGGTCGTTTATACATGGGTGGCGGTGGAACCGAAGTAGGTAAAGAAGCTAAGTCTTATAAAACCTATGTTAAAAAAATGTTTGGCGGTGGAATGACTGCTGATTCAAAAAGAAAAGAAAGCAAATAGTTTATGCCTTTAAAAAAGGGACGCAGTAAAAAAATAATTAGCGATAATATATCTAAGCTGGTTAAAGAAGGCAGACCAAATAAACAGGCAGTAGCTATAGCTTTAAATAAAGCAGGTAAAAAGAAATGAATGGATTTGGTTATACTTGCGGTTTTGAAGATATAGAAGTGAAATTTTTATGGAGTTTATATGTCGAGAGCAACTAAAGATTCTCGTCTAAAAAGAGCTGGTGTTAGTGGTTACAATAAACCAAAACGAACACCTAATCATCCAAAAAAATCACATATTGTAGTTGCCAAAGAAGGCGACAAAGTAAAAACTATACGTTTTGGTCAACAAGGTGTTAAGACAGCAGGTAAACCAAAAAAAGGTGAATCTAAAAAACAAAAAGCTAGACGCAAATCTTTTAAAGCTAGACATGGTAAGAATATAAAGAAAGGTAAAATGTCAGCAGCTTATTGGGCAAATAAGGAAAAATGGTAATGGCAAAAAAAGGATTATACGCAAATATACACGCTAAAAGAAGAAGGATAAAAAGTGGCTCAGGAGAACGTATGAGAAAACCTGGTTCAGAAGGAGCGCCTACAAACAAAGCTTTTAAACAAGCAGCAAAAACTGCAAAAAAAAGGTAAATTATGGCAACAAGCGGAACTACAACATTTAACTTAGACATAGGCGATATATTAGAAGAAGCCTATGATCTTTGTGGTATGGAAATGCGCTCTGGATATGATTACAGAGGAGCTAAGAGAGCTTTAAATCTTGTTTTTCTTGAATGGCAAAACAAGGGAACTAATCTATGGTCAATAGAGGCAAATACGCAAACTTTAACAGCAGGCACAAATACTTATGCTTTGCCTAGTTCAGCTTTAGATATTGTTGATGCTTTTATCAGAACAGATGCAGGTGATACAGATAAACAATTCGATCAAAGAATAAATAGAATTTCTAGGACAGAATATAATCATCAAGCAACAAAACTCAGCCAATCAAAGCCAACACAGTTTTATGTTGATAAAGGAGCATCTACAACAAATATAGTTTTGTGGTCCACTCCAGATAGTTCAGAGACATATACATTAGTTTATGACTATATACAACGAATTGAAGATGTTGGTGATCCAGCAAGTAACAATGCAGATGTACCAGCTAGGTATTTGCCTGCACTTACTTATGCTTTGGCTTATAATATTGCTTGTAAAAACCCAGAAGCCTTAAACAGAGTTCCTATGATAAAACAAAGATACGATGAATTATGGAATGAAGTAAGTGATGCTGACAGAGAAAGAGCAGCAGTTAAATTTGTTCCAGATTTATCTTATAACAGTTATTAATTATGGCTTACGCAAGAGCTTCAAGAGCTTTAGGGGACTGCGATAGATGTGGTTTTACTTATAAATTAAATGAATTACGCTATCAAATAGAAGATAGCAAAAGGAATGGTTTAAGAGTTTGTAAAGAGTGTTTTGATGAAGATCAACCACAACTTAAACTAGGTGAATTAAATATTGTCGATCCACAGTCTTTATATGACCCAAGAACAGACAGAGGAAAAGCAGATTCAACAAGATATTTTGCATGGGACCCAATAGGTGGCGGCGATGTAAAATTTGGATCAAGCACTATGGGTCTTAAAATGGAAGGTAAAATCGGCAAATTAACAGTGAGTACATCATAATATGGCTTGGACGTTTACAACATTAAAATCAGCTATACAAGATTATACTGAAAATACTGAAACATCTTTTGTTTCTAATTTAACAAATATAATCGTACAAGCAGAGAATAGAATAATAAAATCAGTTGAGCTTCCTAATTTTAGGAAGAATCAAACTGGAACATTTACTAATGGAAACTCTTATTTAGCAGCTCCTACTGATTATTTATATCCTTATTCATTAGCTGTATTAGATAGCGACAGCAATTACAATTATTTAATCAATAAAGATGTAAATTTTATACGAGAGGCTTATCCAGCATCGGCAACAACAGGTTTACCTAAATATTATGCACAATTTGACGATGATACTTTTCTTGTTGGACCAACTCCTAATTCTGGATATACAGTAGAAATACACTATTTTTATATACCTCAATCTATTACAGCATCATCAGATGGCACTTCATGGTTAGGAACAAATGCTACCGAAGCTCTTTTGTATGCAAGTTTGGTCGAGGCTTATACTTTTATGAAAGGTGAGCAGGATATTCTTGCTAATTATGAAAAAACATTTAAAGAAGCATTACAGCGTTTAACATTAGAATCAGATGGTTACAATAGAAAAGATGCTTATAGGAGTGGTCAAAGAAGATTAAATGTCTGATGATACCCCAATAAAAAATGCAAAAGGCAAAAATGTTGCAATAGTTGCTATGGGTCAAAGTCAGTTAGATTTTCATCTATCTCAAACACATAGTTTAGAATTTGATGAAATATGGGCTGTAAATGCAATGATAGGAGTTCTGCCTAGAATAGATAGAGCTTTTATATTAGACCCAATGAGTCGTTTCTTAGATACAGAAGATGCTGGGACAATGACTAAAATGATGCGAAAAAGGCTTCCTTTAGCCGATTATCCAATATATTCGTGCGAATTAGACGAAAGAGTGCCAGCTGTAATTGAATACCCATTAGAAGAAATAGTGAGTTATTCAGGTACAGCTTATCTAAATAATACAGTAGCTTACGCAATAGCTTATGCTTTTTGGAACGAAGTTTCACAAATATCTGTTTTTGGAGTTGATTTTACTTATAAAACTAATATGCACTTTGCTGAGTCAGGAAGGGGATGTGTTGAGTTTTGGTTAGCAAAATGTATTGATAAAGGAATTAATATAGGAATTGCACCAAGATCAACTCTTTTAGATACAGATGTAGAAACTAAAGATAAACTTTATGGCTATCATAGATTAAAAAATCCAAAAGTTACATTTCAAGATGAAGATGGTTTAATAAAAGTATGTAAGTGGAGCGATATGAAAAGTGTCGGAAAATTACAACCAGTAGGTATAATAGGAAGAAAAGATTTAGAACCAGTTGAACCAGATAAATATTAATGGAAACAGACAAATTTGAATTATCAATAGGTGATCTAGGAGTTACAACAACTCATAATAGAGGTCATACTGTAGAAGAATTAGCTGAAATGGCTACAAATAAATTAATCTCTATAAGTGAAGATGCTGATCCTATGGTAAAGGCACAAGCTCACGCATTTAGAGATAAATGTAAATGGATCATTCAATTCTATGTAAGTGAAGGAATAAAAAACCACATTTGCACAGTATGTAATGAATTAGAAAAACAAGGTCATAAAGACCTAGCAAATATAATAAGGAGACTATAATGGCAATTACACAAGCAATGTGTACTTCTTTCAAGAGTGAACTGCTCCAGGGGGTACATAATTTTAAAGCTTCGGGAGGTAACTCTTTTAAGCTGGCTTTATACACAAGTTCTGCAACTATGACGGCAGCAACTACAGCGTATAGTACAAACCAAGAAGCATCAGGAACAAACTACACGGCAGGTGGGGCTGCATTAACTAATGTTAATCCAACTACCTCTGGAACTACTGCGTACACTGATTTTTCAGATTTGACTTTCGGAACAGCCACAATTACTGCTCGAGGTTGTATGATTTACAACGACACAGCATCAGGCGATCCAGCGGTAGCTGTTTTTGATTTTGGCGGTGATAAAACAAGCACAGCAGGTAGTTTTACAATATCTTTTCCAACCGCAGATGCTTCAAACGCTGTTATTAGAATAGCGTAAAAATAGCTAATGGCTGTCGGTTGGGGTCGTTCCACATGGGGTTCTGGCGCATGGGGTCAGCCGCATAATATGACTGTAAGCCTTACGGGGCTTGCGGGAACTACTGCTTTAGGAACAGAAACTGTTAGTTGTGACGCTAATGTTGCAGAAACAGGAATTGCAGCTACAGGCAGTATTGGAAGTTTAACTGTAACTGGTGTTGCTAATGTTACAGAAACAGGATTAGCTGGAACAAGCGGACTAGGATCATTAAGCATCTCTGCGGATGCAAATGTCAGTGAAACAGGTTTAGCTGGCACAGGAGCAGTAAGTAGTTTAACTGCTACAGGTATTGCAAATATATCTGTTACAGGATTAGCAGGAACCAGTGCATTAGGAAGTGAATCAGTTAGCGGTGATGCTAATGTCAGCGAAACAGGAGTAGCTGGTACTACTGCAATAGGAACAGTTGTTGCAAATGGTGTAGCTCTTGTTGGCGTTAGCGGTACAGCATCTACTGTTGCACAAGGCGATGAAACAGTTACTTGTGATGCAAATGTTTATCCAACAACAGTTGCTGGAACAGGAGCAATTAGTTCTTTAGTAATACAAACACAAAATATTGTATCTATAACAGGACTAGCTGGAACAGGACAGATTGGTAATGTAAACACTATTATATCTGTAAGTATTTCAGTAACAGGATTAGAGGGAACAGGACAATTAGAAAATTTATTAGTCTGGGGAAATGTAGTTCCTGGACAAACAACAACTTATACAGAAGTATCAAC